ATGGCAACTATTAAACTTACAATCTTCAAAGCAAAAGTTTTAAAGGACGGAAGGCATAAAATAAGAATAGCTGTATGTCATAAGAAGGAAACATGTTATATTGTAACACGTTTTATAATCGACAACCTTTCGCAATTTAAGGATGGACAGGTAACAAAACGTCCGGATGCTTCAATTATAAATTCAAAACTAAGAAACATGATGAATGATATGCAGAATAAACTTGATGAAATAAAACATCAATCTCTTTATTCTTGCAAACAAATCAAAGATATATTAGTTTCTGACTCAAAAATAAAAGACAAACAGAATATTACATATCAAAAAGCGTGCTCCTTATTTATAGATGAACTAAATTCCGAAGGTAGGGAAAGTTATGCAGTATTGATTGAAAGGAGCTGCAGATACTTCACAGAATTTACAAGAGGAGAAATACCCATGTCAGATATAACACCCAATATTATTGACGGATTCTCAAGATATCTGAAAACGAAAAAAAACATAGGGAACACAACAATAGGAATGATGATGTCTCAAATAAAAGCGGTGATCAATAGAAATATAAACTCTGGTTCTGTGAGATACGAAATACATCCGTTTGCTTATAAGAAAATCCCTAAATCTCCAATTAAAGAAGTAGATATAGCCTTAGAAAGCCTTAATATGATAAGAAATAGTAATCCCAAAGAAAAAAAGTATATTGTGGCAAGGGATGTTTTTATGCTTTCTTTTTATCTCGGTGGAATGAACTTAATAGATTTGATGAATACTCGTTTTACTAGCGATAAAGTAGATTATGTAAGAATTAAAACGAAGCTTAAAACTGAAACAGAACAACATTGCTTACTTCCTATTACTGATCCAGCAAAAGAAATAATAGACAAATGGATAAACAACAAAACAAAGAAATTGGATTTCGGATATAAGTTTTCTTATCACAATTTCTCAAGATACATATGCAGGTCTATTTCTGAGCTTGCAAAGGAGGTAGGAATAAAGGAAAAAGTTGTATTTTATTCTGCCAGAAAGTCATTTGCTCAATACGCATTTGACTTAGGAATACCAGACAATGTGATAGACTACTGCCTTGCTCATTCAGATAAAAGCAGAGGCATTGTCAGGTACTATGCTAAAACGAGATTTAAGCAAGCGGAAATAGCTATTAAAAGAGTTATTGACTATATAAATAATCCAAGCAAATATAAAGAGTATATAGAGATGAAAGCAGATATAATGTTGATGAAAACATAAAGGCAGCCTAAAAAGCTGCCTTTTTACACAAAAACTGGATAGATCAAAAGAGGATGTATCCTCTGCTTTTGGTAATTTCATTGTTAGCACTGCAAATATACAAAAATGTGCATTATATTTCTTCCAATTTTGCTCTAAATTTCCGGAACATATCAATAGTAGGGTAAAACGTCGGATTCTCCCAGTTCTTAGAGATCATTTGGATCATTGCCTCTATATGACTTTTGCAGTCTATTACTTTGATGCATTTGTCCAGGACTAGTCCGCCTTCCGGGTAGGTCTTGTTATTTAATGTATTCTGCGCCCATGAGAGCAGCTCTCTGATCGATTCTTGATCGTATTTGTTTTCTTCCGCCATATTATTTAGTTATTACTAGCTTTATATCCAAAAAGTCCAGAATCTTTTCAATCTTCTCTTGTCCTAAGTTTGTTTTTCCATTAAGAAACAAAGACATGGTACTCTTTGTTACTTCTACATGCTCCGCAAGATCCTTTGATTTGACATTGCGGAGCTTCATTGCCTCTTTGACTGTTTCCCGTATCATCATTCCATTTTCCAATTAATTTGATCTTCAATAGCTTGGTCTAATGTAAAGTCGCATTTAGGACATTCAGCCTCTCCCAAACCTGTACGGAGGTCAACAAACCAGCTTTCTTCATTCTCGCTGATTATCGCGTTCTCAAAGCCTTCTACTGTTTTTTCTATTGTTGTTTTCATGATTTTATAATTTGCTGATTAATAATTATTTAGCCTTAAGAGTTATCGACATCTTAGAATTTTACAAATCCTTCTATTCTGTAAGGCTTGAATACAACACCTTCTCCATTCTTGTTATTCTCAATTGTTTCACCTTCAAAAATAACAGCCTTACATCCTTTAGAGTAATAAGCAAACATGTTTGCATATCTGGCAACCTTTCTCTCAATCTCTGACTTAGAAAGTCCTACTAAGTCGATTGAGAATCCACACAGACCCGCAAGCTCTACAGCTTTATCCATGCTGCCTGTTTTAAACAAAGAGGTTCCTCTTCTCAGATCACCTTCAGCGTCTTCTGTAAAACGAAGGAAGTACTCATTGCAAGGATTAATATTAATATTTGATGTTTCAACTGATTCAGATTCTTCTGCCTCTTCAAACTCAACAACAACTTCATCATCACCTTTTAATGAATCAATTGCTTCAAGGATAATAGAAGTAGCAACCTCATCTCTTGTATTATCATAGATAGACTCTTCATTCTCAACATCAAACTCGTATTCTTCAGAAGTCTTACGATTGCGACAGCCTTCGATGATATTCCCTCTTACTCCGAAGAAGATGTTTTCACCTCTTTCTTTAGCGATTGTTTTTGCTGCTTCTACGATTTCGTTGATGTTTAAAGTCTTCATATTTTTTTTTTATTTTTTATTACCTTATCTCTTATTTTGATGTTACAAAGATACAGATAGTTTTTGTAATATCAAACTTTTAAGACTGAAAAGTTTCGATTATATCAAACTTTAACATTTGGATATAAAAAAGCCCGGCATGTTGTATACCGGGCAATTCCATTTTAAAAGAGGCAGTTATAAATGGAAAGGAGCTATTTTTTCTTTGCATCTTTCTGATGATATAAAGGTATACTTTTTAATCCATCAATATGTTCATATAGATCATTTTCGATATGTTCGCAATGCATAGGATCAAGAACAAAATCAATCCCTTCACGTCTAGCCAATTTTGCAGCAGGGACAAAATCTGAATCTCCAGAAATAAGAACGATTTTATCTACAAAACCTTTTAAAGATAAAGAAGCGATGTCAACACCAATTTTCATATCAATCCCCTTTTGACGCAATTCATAATATACGTCATCCGCATTAATGTCATCAAGAGAAATCTCTTTCTTTAATAATTTTCTCATTGTGTTATCATAGAAAAGCCATCTTTTGCCTTCCTTAATATTACCTAGACGCAGAGCGACTTTTCTCTTTTTCTTAAGTTCGTTTATTAACTCACTTCTGCGGATAGCCTCTTCTGTTTTAGAAAAGTCTATGCATTTATTAGAGACAGGATTATGTATCTTTTTGGCGAATGGTACACAATCATAATAAAAAATGCGATATAAATAATTATTTTTCCCTACATGAGAATGGGATATAGTATATAAATCATTGGCAATAGTTAATGCTGTCTTTTTGCCGGACTTATTATACATTGCATTATAGCGTTTTATAAAATACCCACCATCAATTAATATGGCAACTCTTATAGGGGTTTCTGTGTACGATGTATTTGGACGCGTTTTCATAAAATAAAAAAATGGCCTTTGGTTAGGCATGCCCATTATCAAGAGGGGGACAAACGTAAGCCAAAGGCATAATCATGTGCTGCAAATGTATGAATTTAATTTGTATCTGCAAAAGGTAGAAGATAAATTGCAATAAAAAATAGATTATTTTATATGTTTTACACTCATCAAGTTACAATATCAATTATACACACAAAGATATAACCCTTGCAATAATTGCAAGAGGAATCAGCCAATACAACCACCTTTCTAGGCGTTCCATAGCATCACCAGCAGGAGCCGGCAGAAATCCGAGTGATACCGGTCGTCGGCCTGTGAAATCAAATCATCTATGTAGTCTTTTTCTCTCATTTTCGCCTGTTACATATATTTCTAACAAAATGCCCCTTAATATCTTCGACATAAGTTTTTCCTGCAATGTTCACACAAGAAGTTCTTCGCTATTGGGAACATCTTCTGACCTACCTCGCCGGAAAGATATTGGGCTTCCTCCCCATAGGGATCAATATTGAACACCTGTGAGATATGCCGGCACAAGTGCCCTTTTTCGTGGTCCCATGAGTTTTGGAACTCTCCCGGGGAAGAAGTGAGAGCAATTACCATAACAGTCTCACGGTCCTCAAAGTCCGAATAAGTAAGACCGGTATTGAGAGCCCCGGAAGAGAGGTTTCTGTACGCTTGTTTGAAATCCTCCCCTCTACAACCGATACGGTGAAGTTCGCACAGAATCTCACTGGTCCAGTAAGTCGTTACGGCATAATACACCCTAACTCTCCAATCATATTTCGGTATGTAGAAATCCTGAACTATCATAATCAGAGCATATCATCCCATATTATAGGTGTGCCGCTTCCGATGCAATCTGCATAGAAACGGGTAAAAGGAAGTCCGTCATATCCGTCTGGATCATCTATATAATCCTTCACAAATAACGCCAGATGGGCTTCATCCATGATGGAACTCTTATAATAATCAGCTTTCGCCATATTGGCTACATATACGCAATCGTACCCGGCGTCTTTCTCCAGTTTAATTCCGTATTTCTTCAGAAGCTCCTCCACCTCTTCCTTTTTGATCGGAACGAGCTTTTCCTCCTGCTTGGTAGTCTTGTTCTCAACCTCCATTTTAGAAACAGCCCATTCACACATCTTCTTAGAGAAGTGCCAACCGTATAATGACAGATAATTTTTCATTGCCGGCGGCATCTTGTCATACGTATCTAGTCTTTGTCCCATAATTAATTGCTTTTTAGAATAAGAGGGGATTTCTCCCCTCATACGATTAATAGAACTCACCGTTTGAGCGTCTGCGTCTGCGCTCTCCCATATCTCCGTACATAGGGGATTCAGGGAAATAGCCAGGCATACGACGTTCGTTCATGCCGTCACCGTCATAACGTCCATTATCACGGAATCCCATTCCACCGCCACGCATTTCACTCATAGCCTTTTCATAACCATGACGGCAGCCTTCACGATAGGCTTCTTCAACCTCGTTTCTTCCTCTCATTCCGAAGTCACGATCATATCCATCATGCTCTTCTCTAATTGTCCACATTCCCATATTATTTACTGTTTTTAGATGTCTCCTTCGTTCCAAGTTGTTCCATCAGCCGTTTATTCATTTCCATAAGGTCCGCCATATTCTTGCTCATTTCGGACATTTGGCCTTTTAATGATGCTATTTCCTGCTCCTGTCTTTGCTTTTCGGCAAATTCCGGGTTAAGAACGGTTAGCATCTTGTCGCAGCCGGTAATTACGCTTTGATGAAAATCTATGCTGTTCAGAATATCAATGCTTTTCTGTTTCATAGATGTGACCTCCGAGTTCATTGCATCACGGGAACAGGATAATACAATATTACCGTTCTGTCCAAAATCCGCAATGTCTCCTCCTGCCGGAAGATTCTGAAAGGTTGTGTTTTGTCCGTTTATGTTAATTACAATATCCACAACCATTTCCGTCTGGGGAATTTGACCAATAGGAGTAGGCATAGGGTACTTGGGTTTCGGGGCCGAAACACTTACTACTGATCCTACTTCAATATAAGGATGCGAATCCTTATGAAGAATATACAACTGATTATTTGCTCTTAACGATTGAAACATAGTGATTGATTTTATAGGGCTACCGCATTACACGATAGCCCGTATTTTTACTTGCTTTTTGCTGCTACCGCTTCCGAAGTTGAAGCCGTCGGAGTAGTCGGTCTATATCCTCCATTTACCAGATACAATTCGTTTGTATACTTGTTATAATGGATTTCATAGATACCTGTACCAGCTAGGTTAGCGACTGTTACAGGCTCGTTGTTATAAGCCATCAACGGTCTTGTGTCCCCGTTGGTCCCTATCAGTATCGGAAGTGTTGCAGTCGTACCAGCAGGGATCGCCTGACGAAGATTGACATAGAACCCTCCGACATAATCCCTGTTGCGGAATGCATGATTGGGAAGTTCTAATGTCACATTCTCCGTGCCGACCGTTACACCTACTGTCGGAAGGGTGTTGTTATTATTCCTTCCGAGTGTCGGAAACAGAAAGGGAAATCCTGTAAAAAAGTTAGGCCACATAGCTACCTCCTTTCTTACCGGATCAACCCCAGTAGTTATTACAACCGCATCCGCCACGTCCGTATGCTGCGTCACCGGCATAAGCACCGAAAGCAGCCGCACGGTAAGTATCCATGTTTACACCAACAATGTTAGGGTATTGAACCGGAACCGTGTTGGGTAACTTGCATTTGATTCCATCAACATCGCTTTGCAATGCTTGTAATCCGGCTGCAAGAGGAGCAATCTGTTGACCTACTGCGTTCAAAATTGTTGCATTCTGATTGCGTTGGGAGATTTCTGCAGTAAGAGTTGCCTTTTCCGCAGTAAGAGATGCAATCTTATCCTGCAATGCCTGATTCTGGATTGCATCCAACTTGGCAAGGATAGCATTAGTGTTGGCAGTAGCACCGTCACGTAACGACAATGCGTTCTGGTTTGCAGTATTAACCAATGTATTAGTCTGGTTGCACATCGCAAGCTGGCTCTCATATCCTTGTGTGGTTACAAGCTGTTTCATGTCGCAGCAACAGCTACAGATTTGAGATGTCAGAGCGTTGTTGCCCTGCATGATTGCAGTAAGGATGCTGTTGGTGTTCTGACCCATTTGATTACCAAGCCCACAGATTGCTTGTGATACGGAGTTAATACCGGCAAGGATTTGATCGGAAGAAGTGTTCACGGCTTGTGCCAGTGATGCAATGTCGACACCGTTTCGGTTAAGTGTCTGCATAATCATCTCCCTTCCTTCGTTCGCTCCCTGATTATTATTGCCGCCAAAGCCGAAATTACCATTTCCGAAAATAGCTGCAATCACAATAAGCGCAATGATGTCTTGAAAACCACCATTGTTACCAAAGAAGCCACCGTTGCCATTGCCGCCTCCAAGCAGCCCCATCAGGTAACCGGTGTCAACTCCTCTGTTTTGCAAAGACGGAAGAATAGAAGCAAGCAGACCGTTTCCTGAAGCCGCTCCACCGTCCTGGTTAAAAACGTACGTTCTTTCCATAGAGATTTATACTTTTTTATTACGGTCAATATCAACCGCATCACAAAAGTATATAATAGGGACTGCATAAATCAGAGCTCATTTTCAAGCGATTTGCGAATATTTTGCAGATATATTGCAATCATTTTGTTTGCCAGTTTACGGCTTTCAAAAGTAGATATAAGATAACGGATACTAGCGGATGTCTTGTGAAGCAAAGTCGCTATTTGTTCAGGATATAGCCCGTATTCAGTGAGGAAGAATACTACAATAGAACGGGCGTCAACAACTTCAGTAACTTTACTTGATGAAAGGATCAATTCAGTAGAAACTTCAGTTTCTTTTCCAACAATATTTAGAATTTCGGCAAAAATCTCTGACTTACACATAGTAATTTAATTTTTTGTTGTACTTTTGCCTTTGCCAATCGTACTCAGTACCAAATAAACAAAAGCATATATAGGAATGTTAAGGATATTATACCCCCGACACTACCTATGTATGCTTTTGGTATGCTAAAAAGTTCGATTGGCGTCAACTTTCAGTGTTGGGGGTTCTTTTTCTACTCTATCCCCCAAAAGAGTTACATTTGTTATGATAACCGGCCTTCTACTTTACCGGATAACTTAGTGCTTAATAATCAATTAATGTCTCATTTTGTCCTCCTTTCTTAATAAACCTTTTTCCAATGGAAATTGTTATATAAATACAACTTAAACTTTTCATACCGGAAACGGTCTGTGAAGATAGTGCCGGTATTACCACATAAATAAATTATAACTTACTCCACCACCGACATACAATCCACCGGGATAGCCGTATCCAAATTGCAGGCCAAGGCCCCAGCGTTTTTGCTTCGGTTTAAGAGTGATGATTTCCTTTTCTCCGTAGATTTCCATAAAATCAAGACTGGGCTTATAACCGCTAACTATTGCCCGGTAATTATCAGTCTTATACTCCTTGCTTGTGATCGGGATAAGCACCGGGACCGAGTCGCCTTCTACGGTTCTGTCGGTAGTGGTATCTATCAGAATCGGTAAATACACCGTATCGGTACGCTTTAAGGTCTCCTTTACCGGCATAAGCACGATGTCAACTATAGTGTCCCTTACTCTTATCGTATCGCCCTTTACATAGACAGTCGAAGGATCGTGCGGATTACAACGCATCCACACGACCACGCATACAAGCAGGCAGACTAATATCCAAGGGAGAGATTTCATATGATACTTTCACTTGATGACCAATCCGGACCGGACAATAAAGTATTCAGCTCTTCGCCTTCGTAGGTAGGATAAGGATAAATCGGATTTTCCGTTTTTTCTTCTTCATCCAATAATGGCAAGGTCATAATAGACGGGAAAAGAGCTTCGTAATGAACTAGTTTCATGATCACCTGAGTACCGTCAACGCTCTTTCGTGGGGTAAGGTGCAGTTCGTCGAGGACCTCTTGCGGTATCGCATTTAGATTCTCTGATGGGAATACAATGTATTTCATAAGTTGTTTTTTAATAGTGTATTTATTCCACTTGGCTGCTACCAATACTTATTTCTGCGTCAGATGGAATTCTGTTCGCATAAGATGTATTTATAAACTGGACATAACCGAATAATGTAGGATTCTTCTTAATCATCCAATCGACATAAGTGCCAATCTCTGCGCCATATTCCCCATAACCAAGAGCATTCCCATGACCATTAGTATAATGCCAATCAGGTATCTCTGGTCTTTCTTTCGCCATATCGAGGATATAAATATTATCAAATATGGTTGCCATATATCTAATCGCATTATTTAAGTCTTTAAATCCACCAACACCCATTACGCCACCATCATGTTTTACTCCTTCTTGTTTCATTGTAATAGCAAAGATCTTTGCATTTGGCACTTGCTGTTTAATTGTATAGATTATCTTCGCATAATATCCATAAAATGATTTTACAAATACGCCATCTACCAAATTAATATCATCAGGACTTCCCAAATAAACACTCCAATTATCTTTGTTCGGATTCCAAGTATCACTCTTCCACATATTGTAATCGTTATGCCCAAGAGCAATGAAATAAGCCTCACTATTATATTTACCTGATGTTAACTGCTCATGAAATGGCATTGGAGTGCCATCCTCTTTTAAAGCATCTTCTATGTTCATATTATCCAATGATGGTCTTCTGTCATCATCAAAAAATGTACGAGCGGCAAGCCCACCTTGTGCAATAATATATGGATTGCAATGACAATTTTTTGCAAGGAATTTACCCCAACTGTAGTTATACATATCGGTTTGACCACTTTTATCATCCGAGCTGTCAGTTGCATCACCAAAGACCATGCACCCTGCCGAAAGGGAATCACCAATCACGCATATATTGGGAAAAACAGAAACTGCGCCACCATAGATAATGCCTTTATCGAATGGTTTTTCATCATTATACTCAAAACTCTTTATAACCTCCTTACTGTAATCTTTAGTGTAGACAACAATCTCATCAAGAGAGTTACAAATCATCCAACCGTCTTGCGAAATTATAACAGGTTCGTCCGTATATGACTTCTCTGAAATGTATACAAATTTTAAGCTATTATCTGCCAAAGAAAAAGCGGCAGAAGCTGAAGAACCTCTTCTTGCTGTTATATAATATACTTCACCTTTCCTTACTTTTAATTTTATGTAAGTATACGACGAATTAGCGCGCACGTCTGTTGCATCACCACCAATACCTACATTTGTGTTTAAAAAATATCCTTGGATAGCCTCAGAGGAATAATCTTTGCCAAAAAACCCTTCATTTTCTTGAAAAAATGAGATATC